ATTTAGGTCTGCGTGTGCAACAGGTACTCCGAAAAGTAGCAAAAGTGATAAAAGTTTTTTCATTTAATTCCTACTTTGTTTTTACTATTATTTACTATATTAACCTTACCAAGTTTCTTTTTGCCATTTGTAGCAGATTTTACTTGTAGACCCATGTTCGACATGACAGCACTTAGCAATCCAGCAGCGAAGGTGGTGTCAATTTGACGGGTTGAATTTCCGAAGTACGCAAAAGAAATAACCCCTAAACTCCAAAAAAGTATAATCATCTGGACAAGGTTAGACAAAATTGAATTACCTTGCTGCGGTTCTTCTTGTTCTACTTCTTTAGCAGTATCTTCAGCCATAAACTTAAAGTTTCTTGTTTAATACTGGCATATTAGCTATGTTTGGAAAAACAAACAAATTATGTCTAAATTTCTAATCGGTATGTTTATCAAGTTTGGTAAATCAGAATCTTTACGTAAGGCAGCATTGTCATTACTTAAAGCTATGGTGGCAAAAACTGATAATGATGTAGATGACAAATTAGTTGAGCTTCTTGAAGCTAAATTATTTCCAGTCAAATGAAAAACATAATAGATGCACTGACTAGCAGCTACAGTCTTGAGGGTGAGTTTGAAGTGCAAAAGTCTATACAGTTTATCCAGAACCTAGAAGATATTGAACTACTTAAACCTTATGCAATAAAGCTATTACAAACAAATGCAAAACAAGCTCATTTCGTTAGCAGTGCCATAGAATTTATTGCTCACCAGCAAGCTTATGTTGTAAGGCTAGAAAGTAAAGTACAAAAGAAAAAAGCGACCCTTTGGGATCGCATGAGATATGTTTTATTTAACAAGAAGTCAAGGAACTAAATCTTTTTCTGTAATATCAAACCAAGTTGCAGATTCATACACCATACCAGTAAGTTCATCTGTTTTTGTGACTTCACAAAATTCATAGGTTCTTTTAGATTGTGCATGATAGAAAATCTGACCTACATAGGGATTGTTTGGAAAAGTTACTAAGTACATAATTAAAAAGGTAAATCCTCTGGAAGTTCACGTTGGTTTGCTTTGACGTTTACAGTCCTCTCAGAGGCTGGTTTAGGGTTTAGTGGTGCAATCTTGCCTGAGTTA